ACCGATTCTGTGATCTGCCAGCCTCGACAAGGTCAAGGAGCTGAATCAATGAGCGTCGACTTTCCACGCGGCTGGCAGATCACAGAATCGGTTGAGCCGGAATATCACCACAACAACTGCAGTTGGAACACGCATCGGATGCTCTGTGATTGCAATGTCCTGTTCAAGCACCCTGAGTTCGTTTCTGATCTGTTCTACGGGAAAGATGGCGTAGTTATCGAGCGGAATGAGGAAACCAAATGAGCGCATACGCAGAAATCATGCAGGCCGCACGGTTCACGACCGAGCAGAACAATATGATCTTGGCCGGGAATCTCTCGACTCCGGAACTCGCGAGGATCTGCGGGCGGGGAGTTCGGGCCATTCAGCGGCAGCGGGCTTTGCTGAAGCGTATTCAACGGGAGGAACGGAGATGAAAAACATCGATCTAGACGCGCTGAACGCCGATGTCCAGATGGCGCAGCAGACCGGGCGGAAGTTCTGTTCTGTGTCAGTGGGCGAACTCACGTCGCTCCTGATGCGCGCCGCAGAACTCAAGAAGATCCAGGGGATGGCACCGATCAGGATCGGGTTCTGCTATCCGGATGACGTTCACAAGATGCTCCAGGGCGAATTGCATCAGGTCGGACTGCGCCGCAAGAAGGGTCCTAGGTACTCAACAGAGGTTCTCGTCCGGTCGCTTCCAGATGGGCGGCGCAGGGCCGAGCGACCAATAACAAATGAGTTGCCTGAAGAGGCGCAGTGAACTACAGTTCGCCGTGTTGATGCGCGTGAGACCGCTAGACAAATCAGACCAATAGCCGGGAACCGAAACCGTTGTGCACATCCTTGTTGGCTCCTTGATCCTTGCTTCCCGGCTTGGTCAGATCTTGGAAGCCAGTCTCACCAAGGATGTGCAGAGCGGTTTTTTATTGCTTCGAGGAAAGTGAAATGGGCGAATTGATTGAGCGTCAAGAGCATCAACTATCTGTGCCGACGACCAAGGAAGGCGCGATGCTGGACTTTATCCAGCGCGCCGCCGCAGATCCAACTGTCGATATTGACAAGCTAGAACGCCTGATCCAGCTAAGCGAGCGCATGCAGTCTAAAACGGCTGAGACAGAGTTCAACGCCGCGATGGCCAAGATGCAGTGCGAGATCCCAACCGTCGGAGAAGGCGCGCAGAACTCCCACACCAAGAACACCTACGCCACCCTTGACGACATCAACCGTGTACTCAAGCCGATCATGCAGCGCCACGGCTTCGCGGTTTCGTTCAAGGTCGACAATCAGGCGAATGGCATCCATGTCACCGGCATCCTGATGCACAGCGCCGGGCACCGCGAGCAAACCACTCTTCTGCTCCCAGTGGATATCGGATCAGGCCGCAATGCTGTGCAGGCTGTTGGATCATCGACCACCTACGGCAAGCGCTACGTGATGTGCGCCCTTCTGAACATCACGACCGGCGACGCAAGCGACGATGACGGCGTCGGCTCAGCGCCAGAGCAAATGGTGACCGCTCTTCAGGCTAAGCAGATCGATGCCTTGCTGGCCAAGTGCAGCGAGCGGACAAAGTCCGGATTCGAGAAGATGTATGCGACATCCGGTCAGGTTCCGAAGGTCAACTTCGACGGCGTGATTGCCGGCCTGAACAACTCGATCTCCAACGCGGCAAAACAGCAATGAGCGGCCCTATCGTTCTGACGATGGAGCAAGGCTCGCCTGAATGGCTTCAAGCGCGGCTTGGCATTGCAACGGCATCCGAACTTGATTGTCTTCTGGTAAGCGGGAAGGGTCAAGGTGGATTCGGTGTCGCCGCCTACACCTACATGGATCAGCTTATTGGCGAACGGATTACCGGCGAAGCCGCAGAGATCCCATTCCAAACGAAGGCGACTATCCGCGGACATGAGCAGGAGGTTATTGCCAATGGCCTTTACGAAGCCATTGAGGGTGTCTCTGTGACGTCGGCAGGGATAATCCTTCAGCATGGCATGGGATATTCGCCTGATGGTCTTGTCGGCGATGACGGGCTCATCGAGATAAAGACGAAGCTTCCGAAGTTCCAGGTCGGCGTGATCTTGGCTGGTGAAGTTCCAAAGGAGCATGTGACTCAGTGCCAGTCAGGGCTGTGGATTAGCAGCCGCGAGTGGATCGACTTCATCAGCTACTGGCCCGGCATGCCGCTGTTCATCAAGCGAATGTACCGGGATGAGGCACTGATCCGAAAGATGGATGAGCGGGTCAAGACCTTCTACGAGATCCTTGAGGATCGAATGAATCGCGTTCTGGGGATCTGACATGGCCGAGAAGATCCGCCTGAACCAGATCAGCGACCTGTCAGAGCTTCAGGCAGCCATTAGAAAGAAGGGCTTCCCCTGCAACGTGTCGATAACTGGAGCAGGGCGGAGCCTCCCGCAAAACGCCCTCTTCCACAAATGGTGTGAGTGCGCGGCGCAGTTCTTCGTGACAATGGGGAAGACAACCTTCTCCACTGGCAGGCCGATGGATGCGGATAACATGAAGCGCAACTTGAAACTTACCTTCTTGGGTGAAGAGACGGTTCAGGAGGTGAACCTAAAGACCGGCGAAACCTCGATCCGCTACGAGCTGCGCAGCACCAGCAAGCTAGACAAGGGCGAGATGTACGCCTTCATGACCTGCATCGACGTTTGGGCGACCGAGCACGGCATCTATCTGCCTCACCCCGAGGATAGCGAGTACATGAAGATGAAGATCGACTTCGGAGACGGAGCCTAAACCCAAGCCCGGCGATGCTGGGCTTTTTTATCTCTTGACGGTAGGTACATTGGTAGGTACATTTAAATCTCAAGACAGGAGGAATCATGCGGACACCATCACGAAACATCCGGCTCAGCGATGAGCGTTGGTCTGCCTTTAAAGACTTGCTGGGAATGGACTGGCTCAAGAAGCAGATCGACAAGGCCATAGCCAAAGACCAGCGCAAGCCATCAGGAACAACTGAATACCTACTCAGCAGCGAAGCAAACAGAGCGCGACTGATGGAATCCATCGCTCAACACAAAGCGTCGAAAGACGCCTGACCAACACCGAGGAATAGACCATGGAACAGATTGATTGGAGTAAGGCGCCGGAAGGTGCAACGCATGTTGCTGTTGTAAGTATAACCCGCGTCTGCTGGTACAAAATAGATGGTGGCTTCGGCTACAGCTACAGCTACCAAGATGAAGGTTGTGACGCTAGATACTGGAGTTCTGGTGCTGGCGAGCCATCCCACAAACCATTGATTGAGCGTCCAGCAGCTTGGAGTGGCACCGGCCTGCCTCCAGTTGGAACCGTGTGCGAGATTACCACCAATGACGGATACAACTGGCGACCGGTAAAAATCATCTTCTCCGACGACTACGTAGTCATGACGGGGGAGACTGCCGGAGCGGTCAACCGCGAGTTATTCAAGCGGTGCGATGCCGATGTCTACTTCCGCCCTATCCGCACTCCCGAGCAGATCGCCGCCGAGCAGCGCGAGAAGGCCGTTCAGGAGATGGTTAACGAATGCCCTTATCCCGGCAGCGCGACGACAGCCATTGACTGCCTCGCTCTCTATAAGGCCGGCTACCGCAAGTTTGAAATAGTCCCCGAATAACCACCAGACCGAGGGAAGACCAATGAGTAAGAAATCACAGGCTCCGTGGAGCTACAAGAAGGCAAAGTGGGAAGATGGTTTTTCTATTCTTGATGCGGATGGAGATCCAGTAACCGAAAGCGGGTGCGGATGCTGCTCCCCTAAAGATGTCGGCGTTTGGCTTGAGGATGATGCTCGACTGATCGCCGCTGCGCCATGCCTGCTTGAGGCGCTGGAAATGGTCATCAACGATATGGCGCCAACCTATCACGACTGCATTGATGACGGTCTTTCAGAATGCGCTTGGTGCATTGCTCGTAAAGCCATCGCCAAGGCCAAAGGGGAATCCCAATGACCCCTCGCACAGACTCCTACGGGAAACGCCAAGGCGTCATGTTCGCCCGAGAATTCCTCGCCAACATGACCGGGAATATCACTCTTGCTCCTGCGATTGAAAGCCTGAAGCGGTGCATGGGCAACAAGCCTCCTGCGGTAGCAGAGGGGATCGAGGAAGTCATCAAGGCGCTGGAAGAGGCGCGGGATCGGAGGACTAAGCCATGCTAATCCTAGCCATCCCCGCAGCGCTGTTCATTCTTCAGCACATCTATCGAGGGCCGTGGAGATGATCCGTCAATACAAATTTCGCCAGCTCATGACCATGCTGACCAGTGACAAGTGGTTCGTTCTCAAGGGCAATGGCGAGCGATACTTCTTCGCTCAGATCGTGGATTAATCGCCAGCAACCGGCTATGATTCCTCTTGCGGGGTCGTAGCCGCTAAACAGCAGAAACAAAATGTCAGTGCGTTTTACCGGTGGCCTCTGCGGCCTCTACGACCCGGTTGAGCGCACTGACTTTTTCTTTGGGTGAAAGAATGAAACCTATCCCAAGCTTTGATCAGATCAATTCAGCATTGCGTTATAGCCCTGATACCGGAGAATTGATATGGAAAGACCGCCCATGGCTCGCGAAGCAAATAAATAATAGGTACCGAGATACAATAGCTGGCTCTCTCCATGTAGAGGGATACATAAAGCTAGCGATTGAGGTTGACGGCATACGCGTTGACCTTAGGGCTCACCGTGTTGCGTGGCTCTTAATGACTGGGGAGTGGCCGTCAGATCAGATAGATCATAAAGACGGGATGAAAGCCAATAACCGTTGGGGGAATCTACGAATTGCGACTAATGGACAAAACGGGTCGAACAGAAAAGCATATGGGTCTTCTGGATTTAAAGGGTGCACATTCTATAAGAAGTGGAACCACTGGAGGGCATTCATCAAAATAAATGGAAAGACCAAATCTTTGGGTACATTCAGATCTGGGGAGGAAGCCCATGCCGCATACTGCAAAGCAGCAGAATTACAGCATGGGGAATTCGCATATCATTTATCCGCTTGAACCCCGCATTTAAGATCCCATAAATCGTTATGCGCGGCGATCTCCTCCTTGGTCTGTCGCGTCATAGCCTTCCTCTCTTCCGTCGTCGTCGTGATTGGCTTGACCCACATACAGCTTGAATCAATGTAAACGGTCATGCTTTTGCAGCCGAGCATCAAGCTCAGCATCAGCAAGAGAAGATACTTCAGCTTCGACATGCGCACGCTCCTGAACGGCTTTGACCACTTCTTTGGCTTGGGTTATCTCTTGTTCCTGAGCGGCCTGCTGCGCGCCTTCTCGGCGGCCTACAGACTTGCTCAAGGGGTGCCCGATGAACATCCCGGTAATTCCGGCGATCACCAGGGCGATGATGGATAGGGTGGTCATACCAAAGCCCTCCGCACGCCTTCATCAATGACTTCCGGCGGATACGGGTTGCCGCCGTTCTCATGCATGATGATCGCCACCGTGAAGCCGCGCAGAACCTTCGGGTCTTTCATATCGACTTCTGCCCCTGGCTCAGTTCCAGTCTGCCTCTCAACGGATCGCACATACGCTGCGGTGTTGTTCTCGGTACTGGGCGCCCATCGATTGATGATCTGCGCAACAGTCTTCAGGCCATACTTGCGCTGATAGGTCTGCAACAGCTTGCCCAGCGCGCGGATGCCGTTCTCTGGCGTATCAAACCGAGAGAAGCGCGGCTCGATAGCCGTGATGTGCGGTAGCTGCCCAGTCCACTTGTTCGACTTGTTCCAGTCGATGTTGCCAGGGTTGTTGTTGCGAATTCCACGCGGCGTGGTAGCCATCAGAAGTCCTCCGCGCCCTGGAAGCGATCAAGTGTCTTCAGATGTTCATATGCCTGGCGTATTGGGTTGTCGCCATCAAGGTCATATGCCGCCTCTTCGCTAAAGGAGAAAAACGGTGCAGATTCTGGATTTGCCATGGCGAACACGCCGAACTCCATCCGAGTATTCCCCGGCAGGATTGTCAGCGCTGAAACCCGGTTGTATGCATCCGTAACGGTCAGCCCTTTGAATTCGACTGTTTTTTTAAGCGCCATCTGTATTTCCTCCAGTGTTTTAGAATCACCCGACGTTGATTCGATGGGTGACATAGACAAGCGAGTTGTTGGCGACCGCTACAAACTCATAATACGCGACCTGCCCGAATGGGAGTAATGCGCTCGGGGCACCCTTGAACACAGCATTAAATGTCGGGGTAATGTCTGTCGCTCCGTTGCCGTTGGTAACTCGCATCATCAATCTAGCCGACTCCACTAGGCTGGTCGGAGCATTTACAGCAAAGGATGTCGCATTACTGAATGTTACGTTGTGATATTCAGCATTAGTCATGTTCGGCGTGTAGCTAGAAGCACCCCCGCCACCGCTTACGGATTGGGTAGTGATTACCTGTCCGCCTTGAGCATGAAATGGCTTGACTGCGCGGTTTCTGCTATTGGTCCCATCGAATTCGAAAAGCGTCGCCAGTGCCGCGTCACGGAATCGCATTTTCCCCGGAAGGCCCGCGTTGAAACTAGTCCAGAACTGATCAGTCTGGATATAAGCCTGATTCGCCAGAACTTGGTAATGCTGCTCATCCGGCGTGAACAGGAAGCTCTTGCGCAGGCTAACTCCAGATGCTCGACCAGCGACAACGTTGGATGTCAGGGCGCCGACATCAAATACAACAATGGTCCCAAGAACCGCTGATGGCTCTGCGTTGATATCCAGCTCGGCATAGTTATTGATGCCGTTCTCAGCTGTGACCTGAACGTTTGCCTTGACCGTCGAGTAGTGGTTGATCCCTGTAGCCTGGCAGGAGTTGCAGGTACGGAACTTATATAGAGGATTTATCTTGCCGAGAGTCGCGCTGAAGAATGGGCGAATATCCCGTGACCGGCAGTTCAGTGGGAGCAAGTTACCCGAGGCGTTACCGCCGTGGTATTCAACGCCAACGCCGTCGATATTCTCAAGGGTTATATGACTGTCCCAGCAATCACGAGCCCACTCACCATAGACGATACCTTTGTTGGTGTTGGTACTCCCCCCGAAGTTGACCATGTTGGCTGCTGATGACTGGTCAAGAAGCACGCCCCTTGATTCAGTATCGCGACCTATGGAGAACCCCTGCGCATCGTTCGCGGCCAGCGTATAGCCTAATGCCTTGCACTCAGACACGGTGGTTTCAAATAGTCCGTCTAACTGGAAAATAGGCCCATTCACGGCTGTTGGTGAGCTGATCGCATGAATGTTCTGAATGGTGCAGCCTTCATTCATCAAGCCTGTCGCTGCGCCAGTTCCGCCGCCTGCCTTGTTGGTCTTGAATGCAGTTGAGCCAAAATTCCCGATGAAGATATCTTCAACGACAGACCCGTCTCGAAGTCCATAGCAGGTAACCGCCTGTTTTGTTGTCCCGCCCAGATTGAATCTGGCGCCACGGAACACCAGAGTATGTGTGGTATTGGCCGCCGAGCTATCCCCGAGCTCGAACACCGAGTCGCCGGAAAATGTGCCGTCAATGGAAAAGTTAACTGCGTCAATTCCGGCGCAGATAAACCCACCACCGGCTGTCTTTGCAGTTACCGTGCTGCTAAAAAAATACCCACCAGCCGGAACGAATACCGGAGTGCCCAGCAATGCCGCTGAATTAAAGGCCGGAGCCCAGTTCCATGCGCTAGGATCGCCGCCAGGCGAATAGCCTATCGCCTGATCTGCAAACTCCCATATGTTTACGAGCTGAGCATTAAGCATCTCGCTAGAAGTATTTATCGAAGACGTCAGTGTGGATCGCGACCATTCAACTGAGCTTGAGTAGCTTGGAGACTGATAAACCACAGTCCCGTGCTTGTTTACTACGGTAATCGAGTAGGTTGGCTCGCTCGAATAAAATCGAGATCGAACACCAGCATTTGATGGGTAACCATCAATAGTCTGTATCGGTGAAGTCGTTGGGACTGTTAACTCTCGATCCCAAAACAATGATGGGATTGCCCCTTCCGGAGCTTGGCCGACATGAATCAACCCATCATCTAGAGGGCTCCCATCGATGTCTGTGAAAATTGGGAATGGTGGTAAAACCTGAGTGCCAGCCATATTAGTCTCTCCCTGAAACCGAGTTCTGTTTGATCTGCATGGCGATCACTACGGCGAACCCTAGGCCTCCAGACAGGTATTTGTAGACGTCCAAGGGGATGACCTCGCGAAGCTCAGGGAGAGCCTCGCGCAGACCGCCAAGGATTGGAATCGCCAGCGCCAGCCAAGTGCTGTACCGTCGCCAGAATTTCTTCCATTGAGGGATCAAGGTCATCACGCCTCCTTAAACAATGTGGTCAGTGGGTGCCATGTCGACTTGGCAATCCAGCATGTTGAGTGGGCCTGCTGCGTTATGGCGAATGCGGAGCGTCCAGAAAGAACCTGGAGGGCCACTAGGCTTGAATACGACCTTCATCCTATCGGCCTCGGCGCTAGCGGCGCGCTGGGCTGTAATGCTGTCAACGGTAGTTCCGCCAGAATCAACCAGATCTACCGATATGGTTTTAGCCGCACCATCGCTAGCCATGACAACGCTTGCGTTGATCTCCATTTTCGAGCAGCCGTTTTTCATGGTCAGCCGAGTTGGGTTGGCGATATCCCATGCAAACAAATTGTCCTCTACGATCGTATCGAATGAGACCGGGTTCGCCAGCCCAAGACCAGTCGGGATGGATTGGTTGGCCTTCCTGATCTTGGTGCTTCGCCCTTTGATGGTATACGGGGCCAGCCCTGAAGGGATGATCGGACGCAGAGGCGTGTAAGCGTTGAGGTCGTAGATATCGCTCTGGATATCGATTTTGAAGTACTCGATAGCCTTTCTCCCGCTGGCCGCTTCGAAGTTCGCGAAGTAAGTCGGGAAGTCGGTAGACGACAGGTTTGCGATCAGTGGCTTGCCGAGTGGACCGGTGCAGTTATCAATAGTGAACCGATTCGGCACCTGACCCTGAATCGCCATGACGCAAGAGTCAGTCCGGTTGTCAGGCCCGGCAAAGAGCATGCACCCGACAAACACAACCTCAGTGCTGTTCCATGGGAAAAGCGTGTCCGGCGCACCGAGATGCGCGACGATCTGCATCCCACCGCCTTCACCGCCGAATCTGGTATCACTCGCCTTGAAACTGCCATAGTTATCGATCCAGCGGACGTTATTCACTCGATCCACGCCCTCTGTCCCGACGTTGGGGATCATAAAGCAATCACGGATGTGCATGCGGGTAAGCGCATGAGGATCGGTTGCCGACGTACCCCTGTTGATGATCGATGCAGTTGATGCCGTCAAGTTAACCTTGTCTGGCTGAATCCAGCAGTTGCTGATCGTCATATGATCGCAGCAGTTGTTAATCGCCTGCTTGTTCGACAGCATCCGAACCTTGTGGATGTTGACCTCGGCAGACAGGTGAGACCACGCATTGCCACCACCATCAGTCCCGGTCGCGAACGTGTTGATGGCGAACCCATCCATAAGCTGAATGTCGCAATTGCTGATCTCGACCATCGTTGAGTTGATGTTGTTGTTGCTGAAGCTGATCGCATTTCGGCCACCAGCCATATTGAAGCCTTGAATCGTCCACAGATAAGCAACGCCAGTGAAGATATCCTTCGTCACGCCACCGTTCTGTGTGATCAGACACTCTTCACCTTCCAGGTTCAGATAGGATGGCCAGTTGATCGAATCAGAGATCGCGTAGTCCCCCGCGCGCACAATGACCCGAGGCGTAGTACCACTGAAGCTGGATTGCAGGCCGCCGATAGTGATCAAGCGGCTAGTGGTCTTGTTCGGGATATCAGCCGCCAGGTTCTTGAACTGAACGGTATCGTCAAGGCCTCCAGACAGATAATCGCCAAGTTCGATCTCTTTCTGGATTTTCTTGTACACGTCACGCTTTACGGTGTTCGTGCCCGGTGCCTTGTAGCCGACCAGTTCCGCGCCATTGTCGGCAGCGAGTTCGGCCTTGGACACAGCAGAACCATTACCGATCAGCAGGGCGTCAGCAACGTAAAACACCTGTACATGATTCTTGTCCTGAACCATCACACTGTAGTTGCCATTTATGTACAGAAATGCTGGCGTGCCTGCCCGATACACGTAGCCATTCGATGTCCGCAATGGCTGAGCAGCGGCAATCGTCAGAGCCTCGTCATAAAAGATCTCGACTGGATATTGCCGGGGGTCAAGATTAGGCTCACCGATATAGATGTACCCGGCATCGAGCGCATTCCCGCTGCCATCAACAAAGAAGTCAAACGGGTTGATCTGCATCACGATAGACATTATTCGTTTTCCTTCTTAGTGGTTATGCAGGAAACCGACTTTTCAGCAGTTCGTGGCATTCCTTGATGAAGTCGATTTCTTCCTGCGGCAGCGGAGGCATTGGCGGCTCCATCACTGCAAGGTGGGCGTTCACGAAGTCCATCTGCTGCTGGGCGTCACCATCAAGTTCGATGGCGGTTCGATGCCAGTTGCAAGACAGCTCAACGTCATCCTCGACGAGCAGGAGGGCCAGGCGGATCTGAAGGAGGCCGGAGCGATGTAGTTCTGGCTGATCCAAAACAGTTTTTCTATAAATCATTGGTAGCTCCTTAAGCGGTGGCGTATTGGCCGCTGAGAAATATGCTTTTCTGAACACCGCTCGCAGCGTTCGCCTGTGTCAGTGAAGCGGTTGTACCGGCAGATACGTTCATGACTTCAAACTGTACGTTGGTCCCGTTTACCTGAGCGACAATCTGAGGCGTAGCCACTGCGGAGACTACCCCGGTCCAACGGCCAAGGGACACGACCGGTACGCCGCTCGCAGGGGCAAACGGAAGGCCACTTACCCGCAGGGTGCCGGTGGCGGTCGTATACGTGAACGTGGTTGTAGTCACCGTGCCCTCGTACATGTGTGCGCGCCCGATCTTCGTATAGCGTCCGCTTTGCGAGCTGTAGACAACGACAAGATCTCCGGGGGTCGCGAACGTAATCCCCATTGTCCATGTGCCCTTTTCGTAGTCGTCGAGGGTGTTTGCGTCTGCTGATGGGATCTGGGTAGCAGGGAACTTGATTTGACCACCAGTGCAGTCAAGAAGCCCCGTCACGGTCGGAGTAACGAGAGTAAGCGAATCGGGCAGTGTCAGCGTCGGGTTGCCAGAAACGCCGTCACCATTCGTCACGGTCACTTTGTTAGCGGTGCCGGTCAATGTTCGGGCCGCTGCTGTTCCAGCTCCAGTTCGAGCCAGAAGGCCGCTCGTTGAGTTGTCCGCCAGCGCCTGAAGGTCGGCGTCTTGGGCTTGAACGTCCGTGCCGATTACGGCCCCAATCGCAGTGCGAGCCGCGGCTGCGTTCGCTGCGACAAACACAGCGTCGCCAACCGTAGTCGATCCGAGCGTTGTCCGCTGGGCTGCTGCCGTGTCGTCATCGAGAAGCGCCCGTCCCTGAGCCGTGACAATCGTCCCCGTACCCTTGAGTGCGTTTCCAGATGTTCCACTGAATAGGGGCAGTTCATTGTCAGTTGACGACGCCGGGCCAACCAAGAACGCCGGAGGCGATGTCAGGGACAGCAGGATCTGGAAGCTGTTCTTGTTCTTGACTAGCGTCGAATAGGCGTTCTGAGCAATGAACACCCGGGAAGGAACCCCGGCATTCGAAGCATATCCCCCCTTCGTCCGGATCGGCTGAGGCGCTGGAACAGTCAGCGCGCTGTCGAAGAACGTCGAAACCGGGTTCGCAATCGGATCAACCCCAGCCTGCCCGATATAGACAAACCCATCCTCCAGCGGATTCCCGTCAACGTCGGTGAATATCTCAAACGGCGACACCACTTGAACGCTTGCCATTACTCGGATTCCTTCTTGGTTACGCCGAGAGCCTTACGGACGCGAGCGCGGGTTTTTGCATCTTTGATGCTCTTGGTTGCAAGCCTGAGACTGGTCATGATCGGGGCGGGCACACCTGAAGTCCCAGAGATGGCTATATCCATCAGGCCAGCCAGAACGCTGGCGGTGTTACTGGTGTTCACGGCCCCCGGAGGCGCCACTAGAACATCCTTGGCCACGTCGTTGACCGTGCGCAGCATCTCGGCGCCCTTCTTGCCGAAAACGAAATCCAGCTTCCCGTTCTTGTCGAGCTTCTGAATTGCGCGATCAAGCTGGGCAGGCGAGATGATCGCGTTACCTTGCTGGTCACGGGCGACATTCTTCAACGCCTCTTCCTTGATGTAGTTCAAGGTCGCGCCCTGAAGCTCCTTCCACGCCTGCTGGCCGCTTGGGCCTTCGGTCTGAAGTAGGCGCCGAATCTGCCGAACGTCATCCAGCGAAGTACTCGGCTCGATTACCGAACGACGTACCACATCCTCCAGGGCAATCGCCCGGTCGTTGCTGCCGCGCTTCTGGCCGATCAGGTTCTTCACTAGGCTGACATTTTCGTAATCCTTGGCGAACCTCTCACGCGCGCCTCTGGCCTTTCGATAAGCCTCCCCGCCGACACCCTCGGTCGCATCATCTACCAAGCCTTTCATGATCGAAGCTTGGCGGATGTTGGTCGGCTCTGCGTTGGTCGCGGCATTGATCGAACGGCGGAACAGTTCGGCGTTCTTCAGGGAAACCGGCTTAGGAATGAGCTGTCCATTCTCTGCTTCCGTCGCAACGCCAAGCTGAATCGCCTTGGCCTTGGCCGCTTTTAGCACGTTTGCCACTTCAGCTTCCGGCCCGCTTTCATCGATATGCTTCACGAGGCTGTCGAGCGTCACCGGAGATTCCATCTCGCCGGACTTCTCCGCTTCTTTGTATAGAGTTCGGATCTTGTTCTTGTCGGCGGCGGCGCGGCTTCTCAGGGCCTTGTCAACTGCTAGCCCAGCGCCCCGGAGGTCGCCAGCTTGGGCACCAGTCTCGTCAATGAAGGAATCGAAATTCTGTTGCAGCTTTGCGTTTTGTTCTTCGAAGCGTTGGCGGATCGGTTCGCCCATCTCAGGATCTTTGGCGGTCTCGCGCTCGAAACGCTGCTGCCCAAACTCGCGGGACTTCTGGCCCTCTGTGAGCTTGATAGGCACCGGCAATTCTTCGGCCTTGGCCTGACGCAATGCTCCAGCCTCAACTGCCGCTGCGCCACCACTACGGGCGCCAATCTGAGCTTCAGCGGAAGCTGGACGGATGGCTTCAGTGATCTGCCGTGCGCCGCGCTGAATTGGTGCTGCGACTTCTCCAATAGCTGCACGAGCAGCAGGAGCCGCCGCGCGCGCACCTTGAGCAATGGCGCCAAGTTCAGCAGTCATCGGAGCTATAGCGGCCAATGGGGCAAGAGTTTCGCCAGCGGCCTGCGTCTGCTCTTGACCAGACTGAGTGCGCGGCGCATAGGTCAGGGCCTGTGCGCCTTCGGTCGCGGCCTGCTCTACCGCGTCAGCAGCCTCACGAGTGCCGAAGTTGCCAGATAAAAGCTGTTCGGCCAGACCCTTCAGAGTCCCGCCGATCATGCCGATAGACCCACCAGTGGCGCCAGTGCCGAGCGCCAAAGCAGTTTCACCAGCGCCGTAAATATCTTGGCCAATGGTGGTCTCGGCTGGCCGCTGGATGGTCTCCTGAACATCGATGTCAGGAATCTGGTTGGCGGGGTCTTGGCGGGCGCGCTGGATGACCGCTGCAAGCTTTCGCGCTGCGTCCTGATCTCCTGCTTTGTCAGCATTTACGAGCGCAGTCTCAAGCTGCTGTAAAGTCGCCATTACTGTGGCCTCGTATATTTGTCGACCAGCGAATTAATTTCGTCAGCCCCCGGCTCAACATTCGGCGTATCCGGCGTAATGTCTGGCACTCCATATTTATCAGCCAGATTTTTACGGTTCTTCAGAAGAAGTCTTTGGACTTCGGTCATGTTTTCTCTGAATTGCTTTTCGCTCTGCTTGGTCCTTAAGCTTTGGACGCTGTTTACGAGTTTGTCACCTTCCTTTTCGGTCAATCCACCAAGACCAGATGCGCCAGTAGTTGACGCCTCTTTCATCTCTTGAAGCTTGTTAAGGAAGGTTTGTGATTTCAGAGTTTCGATGTCTGCCTCAGCATCGGCTCGATCATCCGCCGATGCGGTGAAAGGAAGCGAGCCGATCAACGTCGCCGGATACAAAGGAGAGCCCTCCACGGCACCAAGCACAGAATTCAACGCCGGGTTCTTCAGGATTCGGTCAATAGTTCCTACGCTATTGTCGATAGTTGAACGAACACTTTGAATTTTCGATGCTTTTTCTCGAACAGCGTCATCTCTCTTGGTGATCTTTTCCTGGAGCTTAAGACCAAGCTCCTGTCTCTTCAGGTCGTTACCTTCTCGGGATGTGGCGGCATTCATCGCGGCAATCTGCGAGTTCAGCTTGGAAATCCCAATATCATTCGCCAGCTTGTTGATCTCCCAGCCGCCCTTAGTCAGATCCTGCACGGCTTTGGACTCTGCAAACTTGGCATCAACCGCCGCCTTGCCTGCCTTCGATTCGGCAAGTGACAGCTCAGCCGGTGCCTTCTCTGCTGCTCGCTGCTCGCTGGCGATCTTGCTCCAACCATCTGGATTCAGGGCCGACATCGTCAGAGCCAGACCAGCGCCAGCGCCATTCGGGTCACGCTGTAGCGATTCCTTAAGGCTTATCAGGTCGGCAGTATCTTGCCCCGAGTTCTCGGCAGCCTTGATCCGATCGTCAAGAATATTCATGGCGATCTCAGGCCTGCCATTCTGGATGGCGCTGTATGCCTGCGTACCGGCCTTGAAGATGTCTTCTTTCTGCCCCTTGTCATAGATGTCAAAGCTGGCAGCCAGTGCCTTCTGAGACTCCGGGTATTTGGCCATCATTGCTGAGGCGGCGCGGGCAGTCGGGTTTTGCAGATAGCCCTGTAGATCATCAGCATATTGCTGATGTTTCTGCTGTGCGGCTTGCTGTGCGCCAATCTGCGATCCGGCCTGTAGGCCACCCAATAGAGAACCGGCAATGTCTGGCTGCTGAATTGTGTAGTCGTATGGACCGGCCATTAGAATAACCCCGCGTTGTATGCGCCAAGGCCGAGCCCGCCAAGGCTCGTAAGATTGCCTATCAGTTGGTTCTGAGCATTTGCCTGACCGAGATAGCCGCCAGCCTGTGCGGCGCCGCCTTGCTGTAGAAGATTCCCGATGCTGTTAGCTGACTGCATGCCCGCGTTTCCTTGTTGCGCAGCGGAATTCTGTCCAAGCGCGGTGATCCCGCCAAGGTTCTGGTACTGCTGCTGCACAAGCTGATTCAGCAACTGAGGCCGGAACTGTGCTAGCGCTCCTTGAGTGTTCCCGCCGCGCAGTCCGCCAGTAGCAGACGCATTTTGAAGGATCGCGTTCTCGCCCTGCTGGGCGACTGACTGGAAGTATGGAGACTGCTCAATGCCAGAGATTGCCGCCTGCTGAGCCGCCGCCCCGCCAAGACCGAGGATGTTCTGTTGGGCCGCAAGAGATCCGGTGCCTGCCTTGGTATATGGCGAAAGAAGCTCGACCATTTTATCGAACTGTCGGCGCTGCTCTTCGATTCCAGCAGCCGAAGCCTCTGATTGAGCATCAGCAGCCTTGCCTGCTGCCTTGGCGCTGTTTCTTGAGCTAACTGCGGATCCGACTACCGCCGCTCCGGCAACTACTGCTGCTGCTGGCATGGTTACTCCTTGCTGATTCCCAGCATGATTTGATCAAGAGCAACGCCGTTTTTCAGGAAGCTCTTGGGGTTAGTTCCAAAGACTTGCATGCCGACGGATGAGGCTAGGCGTTTGGCCAAGCTATTGCCCGCTGGAACATTCGTGATGAGGCGCCGACACTTGGTGTTATCGAATATCCATTCGACGCAAAGCGCCGCGCATAGATTGGCGGTCTTACCCCATGCAGCCGGAAGTAGGCAGGTGTGCACTTCCCAGCAAATCGAGTTATGCGGGTGCAGCATGAATAGGCCGAGGAATTGACCGGACTCAAACATGCCGAGATAGGTGATCGACTCAGAAACCGTAGGGGTGAACTGGTCAGGAGATCCAGAGCCATCATCGGACACACTTGGCCATATGCGCGGATGACGAATAGTCATCGCGATTAGTCCAACATCGTCGATTGGCATTGCTGTGATATGCACAGGGGCTCTCCCAAATGGGGTTCCTGAGCCGCTGGGCGCTCTGATATCTCAGCTGATTGTTGCCAGTGTATCTAATTCCCTACACGATTTCTCTGCCTGATGCACGGATAGTCAGGGATGTTGCTGCGCCGGCCAGAGTTGAAATGAAATCCCCCGGCTCAAGAACTTGACCAATTGCTTCCGGGCAAGCGTAGGTTTCATTCGGGGCAATTGAACGCGGCCCCATTACCCGGTTCCCAGCACCGGCAGCACCAGCAGATGTCACCAGATTAATACTGAATGCCACGTTTCCGGCAGTCGTATTGGTCACGGTGAACTTATCAATAACAGTCTTGCAGTTCACTGCGGTGTATTGAGTGGTCTGCGCGCCTTCCGCCTGCTTTGACGGGATGATTGTCTTGACGGTAACGGTCATTACTGTTGCTCCTGGTTCACGCTGAGTAGGGCTGCCGGGGCTGCCGGGGCGAATGCAGTCGCCGCGATGTTGTCTACAGTCATCGCTGTACTATCTGAGGCGAACATAATTTCAATGTAGTCACCAGCGGCCAGAGAGAAGAACAAGTCCCTTGATGGCGTCCGGATTGCTGTCGCGCTATCGAGCGACGTAATCATAGAGCTACTTGCAACGTCAACCCCATTTTTACGGAACCAAATCCACACGTTCTTGACGCTGGCGCTGCTTGATGTCAACTGAAGCGATACGCTGAATTTGTACAGGCCGGCATTGGCCACGATGATCTGCGACGTGGTGCCGCCGATGGTGACCCCGTTACCGATGAGCGAGCTATCCCATGTCAGCGCGTCTGCCGTGTTGACTGCTGATGGAACCTGATCCGTGGTCTTGGCGAACTGCCCGTAAAACAACTGCTGCTCAACTGTCGGGCGAACCGCGATCTGGCCCGTGCTGGCATTGACCGAGATGACTTGAGCAATCGGCAGGCTCAGGTTCGGCGCGGTCGGCTTAACGTTCGTGAAGCCCCCGGCAACCGTCGTGGAGACGTACAGAACCTGCCCGGCAGTCCATACCTCGCCAAACGGCGTGCCCGTCGTGTCGATGTCCCTTACGCGGCCCCATACCGTGATCCGGCCCTGAGTGCCGTCCGGAATGTCCTGAGTGGTCACGCCGACGATGGTGATCGGCGATAACGTCCCGTCTGCGATGAACAGGACATAGGAGTTGGTGGTCGGGTTGATCCCAAGGCACGACCCGTTGGGGATGGTCACGCCGGTATTGTTCAAGATCCGCCCGTAAAGCTCCTGCCCCATCTGCTGAGTCACACCGTCACTGTGGTGAAGGTTCAGCGTGTCATCTGCAGTGTTCCACTCCATCCGGGCGGTCTGCGCGACAACAGATGGCGTCTGATCCCAATCGATGTAGTCAACAGAGAAGGTCCGCGGGAACTGGAACTGCGGATTGGTCGATGCCACCTCGATTGATCGGGATAGCGCGTGAAGTGAGTCGCTGACCTGGTTGGCGATGGCAATCGCTGTCCCTGCGTCAGTCTCCAAAAGCCGGGCCAGATCGACAATTGAGCTAAGCGACTGATTGGCCTTGCCATCCACCCCGCCTATCGCAATCGACAGCTCTTCAATGAGCCTGAATATGATCTCAATGTTAATCGGCGTTGTATTGCCAGCGATCTGGAACAGCTTCTCGAAACGACGGATCAGGTCGTTGTTACCGAGAAAGCTTGCGAGCTGATCCCGCGTGATTGGCGCGATAGTCTCTGCCATGTCAGTGCACCAAAGGCTCTAGTAGAGCCTCCAGTCTGGCAATGGCGATGTGCGAGTCACTGTTCCCCTTGAACCGCTGGATCCGCCAGTTCCGCATGAGCCCCTGCTGAAACCAAACGATTCGCTTCGTCCTGTTCCCGATTGTGCCGATGCTTATGAACTTTTCCTGACTCCACGTCTCGCCGTCGATTGAGTATGACGTGCTGATAGTCGGGTCAATCCCGAATGCCACACGGCCAGTCAGGCACACCAGTTCAAGCTGGTGAAAGATCGCGCCATTGCCCCCGTTGTAAACAATGGTCGTGCCGAACTCCCACCGTGCCTTATCGCCGAACTGCGTCGATAGGCTGGAATCCAGATATCCGAATTTCGTGCTAGTCGGGTCTGCGCACATCCACTTGTCGAACACCCACACCAGATTCTTTGCCCGGTACTGCTCGAACCCATCAAGCCCGCTTGTCAGGACGAACCACAGAGGCTGCTGGACTGCTGCGGAGCCGGATAGGTCATAGACTAGTGTGCGGTCAGGCAGGCTTACCCAGAGGTGCTGGTGGCCCTTGTCAATGCGAGACTCAAGCACTGATAGGGCCAACTCCGCCTCTGTGTACTCCAGTAGGATCTGGTCAACCTCGCGGGTCGAGATCTTCGTAGCAACGCTGTTTACTCCGAGGTAGATGGCTGGCGCCTCATTGCGCCCGCTGCCCATGAACGCGATGGTGTCTGCGAACTCGCAGCATGCATGCGTACCAATAACACCCTTCTGAATCTGCGCACTCTCGATCCGCTGGAATGGGAATAGATCGCCGCCGACGTTGTCGAAGACCTCGATGGTGTACCTGTTCAGCGCATAGGGCTCGTTCTGAAGTTTGACCAGCGCGACGATGGGGTCAGGGTCAGCCTCTGAGCTGCCGTACTTCAGCGGGTTAATGGCAAACGGGTCATCCAGGTCAGTCACGACAATGAACTCACCGTCCGTTGTCATGAAGTAGCCGTCCACCCAGATCACATCGAGCGCGGCGCCTAGATCTGCGTCGGTTACCTGGGCCAGAGTCGTGCCGGTCAGATAGTAAAGACTGCCACTTGACGCGATCGCCAGCCGTTCAAATGAGTAGTCAAACGACACTTGGCCGGTGCCGCCGACATCGCCGATTTCAGTGACTACGCCAAGCGATGAGATGCTGATGAGCTTGGTGCCCATCACCCGGTAGTGCGTGCCCTTCCAGTTGATGCCGCCACGGTCAATGCCGGGACCGGTGCCTTGCTGGACGATACCTTCCGCCGGGCGCAGGTATCCTTTCGAGATACCCTCATCCTTTGGCACAGGCGTCAAATTTACTGGATAGGAAGTTCGCCAATCTGCGGCGGTGTCAGTATAGATCCCCGACAAAATGGCGATTTGTGTCATTAGATGCCGCCTTCGCCAGTCTGCACATGGAGCGCCGCGCCGGCTGCCGAAATGTAGGCCAAGGTATTCTCGCCATCACCCTTTGACACGATGATCTCGCTGTTCGGGCGCACTGGGAGGTCGGCAGTTGTCGCAGTCTGCGCGCCAGTGCCGATACGGATGTGGGCGATGTTGGTCAAATCAACATTCACGATGCGAACAGACTTCGCCACAGCATCAAGCGTGATCGAGGCCGAAGCAGCGGCAGCGGTAACAGGCTGATTGGAGCCGCGACGCGGGTTAAACGGTGCGTTGATACTCATATAGTTCTCCAGTTAGCCGATTCGATACCAGGCGTTGGTCAGAAGGTCATACTTCAGTCGGAAGAAGTCATCCGCGCCAAGCGAAGATGGGGCACCGGTCACGCCCGCCCCGTTGCCAGTGACAGTAAGCGCGGTCACCTGCTGCGTGCAATTGACCACAACCTCTTGCTTATCAACCAGACTTGAGCTGATCGGCAGTGTGATCGCACCCGTAGCAAAGCCAGTGGTCGGCGTCAGGATCAAATGCACGCTCTGCCCAGTCAGGGCATTTATTGCAATGTTGAACCCGGTCGATGATGGCGAGGCGTATTGCGTGGTGAGTGGCCGCAAAAACCCGGTATCGGGGAAAATAGCCGCCTGCATGAACTCAAGAAGCTCAGCAACAGATATCCGGTAATCCTGGCTGTTTTCGTTCGCCGCGAGATACAACCCTGCGCTTACGGTGTCGAGCAGCATCAATCTTTCAATGGCCATAATCAGTCGCCTATGAATGTGAGTTGGCCATTTGATTCAGCCACCAATGGGTTTTCATCTGGAGGTGATACGAATGGGTTATCGATAGTGCGCCAAGGCTTCTGACCGGCGCCGCGCGGCATTGTTTCGGGCATCTGCCTTTCGCGTGGGGTTGCAGCTTGGATCAGCAGGGTGTCATAGGCCATCTTGGCCAGTGCGCGCGTCTCTTGTGGTGCAGCCTTGCCGAACCCCGGAGCAATGCGCACCCCGATATTCAAGTAGACCGCCTCATTCGCCGTCAGCGGGACGAAGGAGTCTTGATCAAGCTGGCTGTCGTTGGGGTGAACGGGCACCGGATAGCCAAGCTGAATACCCTTCGACGCCCACATGGCCATCATGGAGTCAAGCTGACGAAGCGCAGTCTGTAGCTGTTCAGGAGACAGATCGAAGATGTAGCCGGCCAAACCGATCTCGTTGAACCCCTGCTCGATCAATTCTCGCTTCGTCCAGCTCATGGCTTAACCCTCGCTCTCAGCAATGGCCAGATCGATCTTCTCTCCCAAGCGCTTGTCAGTGGTGCGCCCGTCGAAGCTGATGCCCAGTTCGGTAGCCTTCGCCTCAAGCTCTCCACGACTCGGAGCGGCGTTGTCTTCAGCCTCGGCAGCCTTCCCCTCAATAGCCTCCGGAAGCGTGGCGAACCAGCCTTCAGACAGAAGCTTACCGAACGCCTCGGAGTCTTCAGCGCCACGGTAGGAATAGGTGCCGCCTGCGCGATGATGATCGCCAGGGCATTTGTAAACGATTGTTGGAAAGCTCATATCAACTGACCCTGTAGGTTACAAACGTGTTTGTGGCGGTCTTGCGCGTTCTGAAGTAGCCAGATGTGCCAGATCCAACGCCTGCCGCGCCCACGATAGTATGCCCTGCCGATGCGCCGACAGTGAATCCAAATAGGCCGGCAGCGATGACACACCATTCGAACGCATCATCCATCCTGAAATCACTGATGGCGTCCAGAGCAGCCCCAGTTGGAAGCGTGCAGGTGATGCCCAGCAGCGAGTTGGATGTGATCACGCCATTGACCAGAGCCCGCACAGGGATCGCCTGAGCCGTATCCAATGCAATCGGAGACCGCTGGATAATGTAATGGATGGTTTCGCGCAATACCGGAGTAGTGCCGATCCCATACATGACCAGATAAGCGCCAGCAGCGATGATGATAGTCGCGCCACCAGCGAATGGGCCAAAGGTCTGCTGCCCACCAGTCACAGTTCCGAGCAGTGTCACAACGCCCGACACGTCCTTCGACACATCGGCAGAATCTTGGGTAAAGACTGTGATGCTTTGCGCGTCCGGGACGGAAATCCTTGCGCTTGATCTAGCCATGACGAGATTTGGCATTGACTAGCTCCTTGAATGGGGCGGTGCTACCCGCCCCAGTTACATCAGGACAAGCGGTACGTGATGAAGGTGTCCACTGCGGTCTTGCGGGTGCGGAACAGGCCCGATGTCACAGTAGCCACAACGCCAGAGCCGACCAGAGTGTGACCCGATGCGGCAGCCGTCACGGTGAAGGCGTTCGCGCCAGTGGCGATTACCGACCAGTCAACAGAATCACCGATTGCCCACTGCACGGCGGCCTCCATCACTGCGCCAGTCGGCACGGTGCCAGCTACAGCGGCAGCAGTGGTCGAGGTGACCAGTCCACCTTGGATGGCGGCAGCAGACACTGCGCCGGTTACGTTGACCGCGACCGGATCGCCCTGGATTTGACTTGCCTTGGTCTCGATAACAGCCGGTGCAACGCCGACCGCGTACAGGGTGTTACCGGCGCCGCCAACGACGTTCACGGTGGTAGCGTTGGTGAACGGGCCGAACGTGGTAGTACCGTTGACTACGGTGCCCAACAGAGACGCGATAGCAGGCTGGTTCGCCGAGACGTTGACCTGGAATATCTGCGCCTGATCCTTGGTGTTGATGACGATGCTTTCGGTCGCGGGAACGACAACGCCTTGAGCGGAGCCGTACGGGTAGATGATGCTGGAAGCCATGATGAAACCCTCAATTCAATTGGAAGAGCGGGGCCGCTAAGCCCCGCTGATTCGGTCGCCAGATTAGGACTGGCTGAAGAGCATGATCCCGGACATCTCAGGCTGAAGCATCACGGTGCCGAACAAGGTATCCATCCGGTACTTGATGTTGCCGGTGTTGATGTCGGCGAACTTCTGCATCACCAGCTCAAGGCCCTGATCGGTGGTGCCGCGCATTACTGCCACGCCAGCATCCGCTGGGGTCGCGATACGGCCCGGCAGGATCTCCATCGCATCACGATGCCAGAAGCAGTTGATGTTAGCGGCAACGGTGTTCAGGAACACGATAGCGGCGGTGGCCGACGGGGTCACGGTTACGTTCTGGTACTGGGCTTCAGCATCCGAACCGCCTTGGTTCGAGATGATCGGCGGGCTGATGGTCATGGTGGTGCCGGAGTTCACAGCGATCACGCGGAAGGTCTTGAGCTGACCAGTGTCGCCCTTGGTGATATGATGAACAGCGTTCACGCCAGCAATGGTGAAAGCATCACCTGCGACCACGTTGGTGGTGCTGGAAACGGTGATGGTCTGGAAGCGGTTGTCCACGTTGCTGGATTCGCCGGTCACTGCGACCGAAGTAGCCTTCGGAACCCAGTAGTTGGCCGCGCCCACCAGAGTGGATACGGTCAGACCGCCACCGCCAGCAGCTGCTGCCAAGCGATTGGCATAGTCCAGCTTGTAGGTGTTGAACGATGCGACCGGGCCGACGAATGCGTTTTCGTATGCCTTGTCGGACTTGCCGTTGCCGAACGAACGGGAAGCGACCTGCAGGTTGTTCGCCATGCCGTTGTAATCACGGGTTGACAGCGCCAGATAGCGGTCGTAGGACGGAACGCCCTGCTCGTTGAAGATGGCATCGCACTGGGCAACGTCATCGAAGCCCGAGGCGGCCACGGTGCGCTTGACGACCAAGGTGCCTTGGCTGGACGCGGTATTCATCAGAGCGACGTTGATGTCGCTGGCCAGCTTCTGCTTGGCAGCTTCGCCGAGGCGGCCTTCTTGCAATTGGTCGCGCAGCTCCAGGTCGGTCAGGATCCACGGGGCAACACGACGGTTGCTGATCGAGGACGGCACGGACAACTGGGTGTTGATCTGGAAGTTGGCGGTCTGGTCAGCACCGGCGAAGGTGTTCGCGATGTACGGCATCGGACGCCAGATGGTGTCATTCGAACGCTCCATACTGCGCTGGTCGGTGGTGTACTTGCGCACGTTGCGCGACAGCACCAGTTGATCGTCGAAACCTTCGAGGATGTCTTCGAACGCTACGCGCTCTTCTTTGGAGAAACTAGACATGTAAGTCACCTTATGAATGAGAAATTAGTGCGCGAAGTGCGCCGTCTTAACTCATCCATAAAGCTGGATGGGGGCATTGATGTTGCGCTGCCGGCTTGCTGGCGAGGCATTGGTGTTGCGTGGGTGGCCGGCGTTGATCCCCGGCGTTCTCGGCTAGATCCTTGACAGCTAACACTCGATTCGAACGAGTTGCTCCGAGATACCCTGCTAGAAGCGCGTCAACCCGCGCAATTCACCCACATCAAGCATACGGCCCTATTGACTAATTATCAAATCAGGCTTTCTGCTTCTCGCGCTGCGCACGCTTATACGCTGCAACCTTCGACATATCACCGGTCTTCTCGGCTTCGGCACGCAGGCGCTCCAGATTGGAGTCGACCGAGCCCGATATCGGGGCGGAACCATTGCGCACTTTGCCCTCTGGTGGTGGTGCACTCTTGCTCTTGGCTTGTACTTTCAATTGAGTCTCCAGTTTCGCGATGGCGAAGGCGAATTTAACCGCGTCAGTGATGCCGGCCAGCTCTTTAGCCTTTGCCGGATTCTTGCCAAGAGCGTAGACGACCAGTGCAGAGTTGTCGGCGCCCTGAACGATGATGCCTTGCTGGGTGACGCTGAGCGTGCTGAGCACAGTGCTTTCGGCGTCGTCGAAGTCGCGCACCTTAAGATCAGTCTTGGCCTTTGCGTAGGTGTCGAGACGGCCTTGCCATTCCTTCTTCTGGTTCTCGGCCTGCTCATTGGCCTTGGCGGCTTCCTGCTCCACCTGGCGCTTGCGTTCGTGCCAAGCGGTCAGCTTGGTTTCGAAGTCCTCGGCATCCCAGTCACAGTCTTCAAGGGTTGGCTTTGGACCCAGCTCAGGAACCTTCGAAGCCGGCGCAGCCTTAGCCGCCGCCTCCTGCTCCAGCTCACGAATGCGCTTGGCCTGCTCCTTGGTCTGCTTGCGAAGATCCTTCACCCACTTAGGCGCGATCTTCTCTTCTTCGTCCTCGACCGGTGGCTTCTCGTCGCCGATGGTTACGATAACGCCGTCATCCTCTTCTTCCTCGGAGGATTCCTCCTCTTCGGATTCGGTGGTCTCCTCCTCGCGCAGCTCTTCTTCCTGCTCGGTCTCTGCTACTTGGTCATCATGCAGTTGGTCAGACATTCGAAACTCCATTGCTCGCCCACTCAATGGCGGGGCGGGAACCAATTATTCAAACCATCCAGTCGCTTCAGAACCACATCCCCGGCAGTAAGTAGCGCCACTGGCGCGGCCAACTTGCCGATAGATAAAGAAATCCTGAGATCCGCAATGACACTGAAAGCATTCAGACCCTTCCGGCGCACCGAAAGGATATTTGAATACGCCTCGGTGCGATGAACACGAAGGGCATTCAAGGTTGACATCACCAATCGGCGCCACAGCGATCCACTCATGTTTGCAGTGAGTGCATATTGCCTCACCTGATGCATGGGGATCATCTCTCTGCTTGAACTCGACAACCTTCATGTTATCCACCTTTATGGTCGCGGCGCGTTTGGATCTACCGCGACTACGGTTACATCTGATTGTTGCGGCTGCATGCCCTGTTCGAACTTGTCGATTAGGGCGAATGCTTGGTCTTGCTGGCTGGCATCGATCTCTTGCGCGATCTTCAGCGTCTCGACTTCGGTCTTCTTGGCGCCAGCAATGGTGTTGATAGTGTCGGCCCTCGCCTTGACTGCCTTAGCTGAAGCCTCTTCCGCCGCTGCCTGCAAGTATAAGGTATTCGGGTCGGGCTGCGCATTCGCTGCTTGAGCCTGGAGTTCGGCGGCTTCTTCCTCGGTCGGCTCGATCACGCCCATGCCCACCAGCTTCTTGCGGAAGAACGACGCGGCATCCTCAACCCCTTCTCCTTCCATGTTCATCATCGCCATGGCGCCGAGAACCTGAAGCGTTTCAGGATCAGTCGCGATCTTCATCATCTCGATGATCTGTCGGATGGTCGCAGCCTTCTTGCTGTTTGACGATGGGCCTACTTCCACTGCGACATCGAACTTGGCCTGAGACAGATCGTTCTCCATCTCCTTGCCGCTCTCGCCCATGACTGGCTTCATCAGCTCAACGCTGCCGATATCACCCTGAGGCGAAACGGTCTTCATCTTGCGGCCTTCCTCGACCAACACATCCTTGGCCATGGACAGCCAGATCTCGCCAGAGCGCTTCATAGCCTTGGCCATGTTGCTCAGGTAAATGAATGTCTGCATCCCTAGACTGTTCTGCGCCAGCTCTACGGCCTTCTCAGAGATGTTGGAGCGGATCTGCTCGCCCGCCTGCGGATTGCCAAGCAGGTCTTGGATGTCTGTCTCGGTGATCTGTAGGAGCGCTGCCAGTGCTGGCGGGATCTCGGGGGCCTTGGTGTAGCCGATTGGCCCGGCGGGCATCTTCTGGCCATTGGCGTCAGTGATGGAGTTGGCCAACAGGAACGGGTAGTTCTTGATGTTGTCCTGCTCCCACATCAACGTGTGGCCGGCCATCTGCTCAGGATCGAAGATAGGCTTCTCGACCGAGCCGAGCGCGCTGATCTCGCCCAGCTTGGACAGTTGCATGTTCTTCAGGCGTTGAGCGTCCTTGGCTAACCTCACATGCCCCATGCAGCGCTCTACGTTGTCCACAAACCAGCGCTTGCCGTACATCGGTACGATTGGGATGCACTTCCCGGCGATATAGCCGCAATCGTCCAGCACCTTCCCGCCAGACATGATGTACTTGCGCACGCGGCGGACCTTGATTGGCTTCTCGCGTACCAACTTGCTGCCCACGGCAGTCAGCATATCCAGCAGCTCTTCGTCTTCGTCGAAGTCAGACTGCCGATATACCTTCTCTTCGCCGTCGAGGTCGCGCCAGATCTGCGCCTTCTCCTTCTTATCCTCTACTTTGTAATACTCAGCGATGAACACCACGTCAGGCGTGCACCAGTCGAACTCGGTTTGATGGACGATCTTTGGCCACGATGCCGGGTCATCGCCCCATTCATCCTTGTAGGCGCTAGGCGACATCGCAGTCAGGACGAAGCAGGTCCGGGCGTCTGCCTTATCCTGGCGCTTGGCGTTCAGGTCGAAGAACACGCAGCTATCGGCGTCAAAGATTGGCTCGATGCAGATCCGCTGCCGTTCGTCCTCTGGATCTTCGTCGTCCTCGTACTCAGCACGCAGACGCCAAGCACCGAACCCACCACCGACAGCCTCTTCGAAGGCGTTGTCGTAGGCCTCATCGGCGGTACTTGCCTGTTCATCCGCCCGATACAGCCCGTCGCAGGTGCTGGCCAGCTTGTCGTTCTCGCTGCCATCCTTGCTCACGAAGTCAACGGTGATTCGGTTGTTCCGGTACTCGGAGATGATCCGGATTACCGCCAGGTGGATCTTGTTCACCTCGAACTTCGGGCGGTTCTCGAACTGATCACCCAGCGGGCCTTCCCACTGAGCCCCGGCAATCGAATAGAAGCGGCGGTCTTGCAATGCCTGCAAGCGCTCGTCCCGCACCGCCGACTGAATGTTGTCGAACTCGGCCATTGCTTCCTGGTGGATATTCGCCAGCCGTTGCTCTTTCGTGATTGACATTACTATTTCCTGTTCCAGTGGCTGGCGGTTGGATTTGGCATGGCATCAATAGGCTTGGCAACATTCGCCGCACGCCTAGCACCCTCGCAAGCATAACGCAATGCGTCGATTACATGGTTGTCCTTGTCCCCAAGCTCAGGCAGCACAATGCTGGTGAGCTTGTCGATCTTGTAGCTGTAGTGGGTCAGTTCGTCGATGGTGTGGATGCAGCGCGGGTGCACGACGATATCGAACGACTGAAGCCACGCCACGCCTTCTTCCACTGACTTTGCACCCTTGACCGCGGGCATGATCTTGGGGAACCCGTTCTTGCGCATATGGCTGATGGTCTCGGGCCGCGCGTTGTCGGCGGTGATTGGCCACTTCTCCGAATCAGGCACAGTCATGAACAACGCAGGCGTATCAGTGATCTCGCATCCGACCCTGTAGGCCTCATGGTCGATGTAGAGCGTGCGCCCGATGATATGGCAACGGATCAGTGTTGTCGGGTCTGTTGCGAAGCCCCAGTCAGCCCCCTGCCTGTGCACGGCATCAGAAGGCGCTTCGAACTCTTCAACCTTCCAGTTCTTGAATACCCGGGCCTCGCTGTTCTTCAGGTATGCCCCGCGCCAGATGTGCTGGAACTTCTCCGGGTCGCGCTTCTTGTCGTACTCCATCTCGTCGCGCAGGACATCAGGAAACCATGGGTTGTCCTCATAGTTCACCGGGATAATGATCGCGTTTGGTGGCGGGTCGTCGCTTCGAAGCAGGGCATCCACAGGGTCAGTGGCGTTACGCGGGTTCCAAGTGAACCACAGCTCGCTTCCAGGCTTACGGATTGTCGGGCGCAACAGGTCAAGACTGTGCTGACTCAGCGTCTGCGCCTCTTCCACCCATGCGATGTCATAGCCCTCTAGGGACTTGATCGACTCGGCGGTGTGGTTCTGCATGCCTTGGAAGATTATCCGCCCACCACTGGCTGACAGGATCTGGTCGCGCTGGACTTCGAACAGGTGCTGGACGCCGAGATCCACGATCTTGTTCTCGAGCAGCTTCTTGACGGACTGGTTGAGAGACTTCTGGATCTCACGCACGCATACCGCGTCGATCTTCTGGATGGAGCAGAGTTCAATCAGGTGTTCGCCGAACAGATGGGACTTGCCCGATCCACGCCCGCCGTGTGCGCCCTTGTAACGAGCAGCACCGCTTACAACCGGCACAGCCCAGCGCGGAGTATTGATCTGGAGAGTCGCGCCTGTATCAGTGCTTTGGAGCATCAATGATTACTCGCTCTACCCGGGTGATGATTGTGGCTGGCCCATCAGGCGATTGGTCGTCGTCAAGGTTGTAGGACTGACGCTCACCCTTGATCACCTTGAGTTGTGCATCAACCCCGGCGTTCAATGCGCGCGAGAAGTCGCCGATGTTCCCCTCCACTACATCAAGATCGGTCAGCGCATCACAGAGCTTGTCCGCGATCGATCGCCATCTTGCTAACCCAATCCTGTGAGATATGACTACTGATGCCGCTGCATCAGACGCTTCCTCAACAATCTCATCATCAGTACGCATCTTGCTGTGCGTACCGTCTGTGCGTACCGGGGCGCGTACCAGCTTCTCGCTAGTCGCCTGTTTGACCTTTGCTGTTAGATCACGGGCCCAGCCTTCTTTCTTGGCGCGCTTGCGTATGGCCCCATCAGTAATGTCGTTCTGCTCAGCAATGGCGCGGACAGACAGAGACCCTACCCGGTATGCGGATTCGATGGTTTCCCAGTCTGGCTGCTTTGGAGTGCTCATCAGAACAACTTCGTCCAGTTGGACCCGATCACTGCGCCGATAGCGCCGATGATGGTCATCCACTGGCTGCGGTACATGGAGTTTGCGATGTCGAGTATGGGCTTGTTGGTGGCGTTCTCAAGCTGGATGGTGCGGATCTGGCGATCTACCTCGGCCACCCGGTTGCTCATGGAGTCGAAGCTGGTCTGGGTATGACGTAGCTCAGACACAAGCGTCCTTACCTCTCCGCACACGTCAGACATCCTCGTCATCAGGTCGACGTGCGCAACTCTCAGCGACCGTAGTTCTTCTAGGATATGCGTCGACTCGCTCATTCTGAAACCTCTTGATTTTTGAACCATCCCTGATGTGCAAGGACACTAGCAGGATGAATGCAACGATTAGTATCAGCGCCCATACCTTCCACGCATCCATAGAGAGAACTCCTTAGCCAAACTTGCGGCGATGGCCGTGTTGACGGCGGCTGACAGGTAGGTGACTCGGCTAAGCAGCCAATCCATGTTAGCGATTGATTCGATGCAGAGGGCGATTGAGGCGGCGGCGCTGACCAGAAGGATCATGCGCCCACCTGCCAGGATCAGGAGGATGTCCCCCACAAGCAGCGTGGCGAACATCATGGCGAGCAGGGATGTATCAGCAGTACCGGCGCCCAGCATCATGAAGTTGACCATGGCGAACAAGGCATAGTGCGCGGCCACGCTCTTCGACACCGGGAGGGCGGCGATCATGAAGATCAGGCACAAGCCGAGTTCGATGGTCATCAGTAGCTTCCGAGACCATTCTTCTTGGTCGACTTCACCTTAGGAAAGAATCCGGCCTTCTTCGGCTCATTCTTCTTGGATGCTGGCTTCTTCTTTGTGGCGGCCATGGTGGATCCTCAGTTTGTTTTTGGGCGAGTGTAAAGATATATCGCAACCAGCGAGGTAACGCATGCGGCTACAGGTTGCCCAGCAGCGGCTGCGCACATCGCAAGAACGAAAAGGTATGTGGCCATTGGTCTTTCCTCGTTAGTGATGTTTCATTCTGGCATAAAAAAAGCCCCATCACTAGGAAAGGGCTTTTGTACTGCACCGAAGATTTGAGCATCGTTGAGAGGCTTATCGGTTTTGGCGTTGGTGTTCGTTGATGCTGATGGTCGGCGCTGATCTCCGACTTCGTGCGGCATTAGGGGTCTGCTTGCACGGTTTCTCCCCTCGCTTCTATGCTGCGCATCAGCCTGCGCATTCATCTGCATCGGTTGTAACGCTTATGGGCGGCTCTAGCATTTTCAGTCCGGGTGCCATCCGAGCGAATTTGCAGAAACTCCGTGCCACCCTTCTTCTTTGTCCTTTAGCCATGGCTAGTGGCGTGACCTGTTCCGGGTGCTGTACGTTGCCGCTGTTTCAATACCTAAGCGTTACACCGATAAAGACGAAAGCGGCGCCTTACGGACGCCAATCGTTTACCAACCACTCCGAGGACGTGACCAATACGCTAAGGAGTGGTGTAAGAGTACACAGGAGCCGCTACGAATGGAAGTCGCCCTACAGATTCACGCTCAATTTCCTTTCGATATCCGCACCGGCATATTTTGTAGAAATATTGAAACCCTACAGCAGAGTATTCAAGCTTGCAGGTGTAGATCCACTCTTCGCTAACGTGCGTGTACCGGTGAAGGCCAATCGAGCAGAACGCTTTACCGATCATCATGCTCCCTCTTCAGCTCTCGGACTTTCGCCCTGTACTCAGCCTTGATGGCCTTCAGGTCTTCGATGGTGTAGCGCTTTGGTTCGTGCGGGCCTTCTAGCCAGTCAACCTTGTCTTGGCCTATGCGGCGAATCAGGCGAATTCGATATTCTACCGCATTGCCTGATAGGTCTCGATTACACCTGACGCATTGCCGGTTAGTGTTCAATGGCTCGAACCTGAGCGCTGGGCACGCACCAACAGATCTATAGTGACCAGCATCCCAGCGGCTCCCTGTTATCAGGCCTTCATCGCTGGGCGTGGAATCGCAACTGATGCATGGCTGAAGCCTGTCACGCCAACGAATGAACTCGTTGAAAGCCTGTTGAGCTTCGCGCATGTGATCGCTGCGAGTCTTCACCCTTTCCTTCGCCTCTCGATGCTCCTTCCTCTCTACAGCCTCCTTGGCCTTACGCGCTTTCTCCTTCGCCGCACTTGTCAGCGCTATGGCGCATTGAACGCAACAGGCTGACTGGAGGGGGCGAGAGGGGGTGAAGGGCTCTCGGCAGGATTTGCACTTCCTTGTGCGCGGCTTCTTGGCGATCATGACTTCACGCCAAAGTATTCTTTGATGCTGACGTAAGCCATGAATGGCCAGAAGACCGCCAGCAGGATGAGAATCAAGGCCTCGATAAATTCAGGCCTAGTTTTGCTCTCAACCATGGATCCGGCGAACATCCCAGCGACGAACATCGAAATCATGAAGTAGCAGATAATCATGGCGCCACCTTCAGGCCAGCGGCCTCGATTGCATCTTTTGATTCATCGTGCATGTCATTCCATCCGCCCTCATAACATGCGTATGGAGCAGCATTCGATATCTTACCAGGCAACTCAACAACAACCGACTCCAGCGCCATCTGCCAGGTTCTCCAGTGACTCGCAATCCCCGGCAGCCTGTACGTGTCGCCCATCCGATACTGGGAGAATGTTTCTAGGGGGAGGTCGTGGGCTTCCGCGTAGGACCGTTCGAAGGCTTCTCGGTTCATGGCTTAATCCTCAGGCCAGCTTCTTCGATGGCGCGGTCAACCTCTATGCGCCAATAGGCTTGCTCGCCCGATCCGCCATAGGGATCGAACCAGTCAGGCAGTTCCACCTCGATAGCTGCGCGAGATGCATGCCAAGCAAGCCACATCGCCTGAGTCTCGACGTACATGTAAATGATTTTGTTCGGGTCGTCGGGGTCGCAGCGCTTTACAGAAGATCCCTGTGTAATTGCCCACGCCTCGAAGTTTTCACGAATTTTCTCATTACTCATTGGTCTTCCCTCAGCTGATTGTGCAGGCCGGCCATACTAGCCGCGCCTCGCGTAGTGCTTGGTCGTGGGTTATCGCGCCGTCCATCGAGATCATGGGAAACGGCGCGTAACCGGCGACGTGGATTGTCCAGTTGCGTTTCACGCATCTAGCTCTTTTGCAAGCTCAGCAGCCAGACCGACAGGCCACCAATATAGCGGGCGCTTGTAAGTCGGATTCCGAGTTTCGCGGATGACCATTCCTTTCTTCTCCAGCGCCTTAAATGCGCTCAGGACATATGGGGTCGACAGACCAAGCCGCGCAGAAACAAACCAGCTCAAACCACCCATCCCAAATACGCAGGACTCATCGCCTGCTCGCACTTTTTCACAGTCAAGACCAAACAGATACGGCGATTTAACCTGATATCGGAAGAGGTTTTTTCGGCCAATCTTTCGCAACTCGGCGAGAATTGCTTCCTGATTCTTTGTCATTTCCCCACCCCGCAGAATACGCATTGCTCGCCGCTCGGGAAGGCAGGGTGGAAGCTGTGCATGCAGGCGGTGTTGTTGAGGAACCAGGTGGTGTACCCGTCTCCCTTCTCGAACTGCAGCATGGCCGCGTGCAGCTCTGGATTGTTGTTGATGGCATAGGCCAGCTTCTTCATCTGCTTCTTGGCCTTGTACCCGTATACGGCCCAATCGCTGACAATCTGCCGAACATCGACAACCGCACCGAGAATTGCCTCCGTCTTGCCGTCCAGCGTCTCGCATGAGGCGCGATCTCCTGAATCCTGTGTCGGTGTCGCAGATTGATCCTGTCGCGCCTTGCAGGCGTGATTAGCCGCCTGCACCTGATTCCTGAAATAATCTCGGCGCTCGGTCATGCTGGAGAGCTGCTCGATCAGATCCTTGTTCACCGCCTCCAAGCTCTGAATATCCTCAAACCGCTTGCGCGCTGTTTCGTGCAGGGCTGAGAGGTCTTGGCGCAGGAGTTCGATGTGGGCTTCGAGCCTTGCCTCGAAAAGCTCAATGCAAACTGACGGCGGCGTACCGCTAGCCGTCATCACTTTCACGATTTCGAGTGCTGAGTACATCTCGCGCTTGCTCTGTTCGATTGCGTTGGTCATGGTCAAATCTCCGAAAACTTCCAATAGGTTATGCCGAATGGTGACTTCCGTTTTGAATCAATGCGCACAATCCGCCATTGATCCTTGCTCCCAAGCGCGACAACTCCACCAAGAGTTATGCCGTCATTGAAATCTGGGTATTGCAAAACAACTTCACGCTTCTCGCGATTAACCCACCCATCATCGGGATGAGCTGCGCACACTCCCTTAGCTCGCAGACTCTCAACCCATGACGACTTATCGCGCTGCTGATTTCTGGTAACGCTGGCTAGTACATCAGCAAAGCTCTTGGTCATTTCAGTATCTCCGATGCAAGCCTTTGTATCCTGCTCCAGGTTTCTGATGTGGGCCTTTCTTCGTACTGGCGGAGCAGCTTGGCGATCTGGACGTCGCGGGGCTGCCTAGCCTGTGTCGAACCCGATGCCGTGATATCGGCATCGCGCAAGATCGAACATCTCTTGTGATCCACGACTATCGGCAACTCATGCTGGCCGGGGAGGTTGATGGCGGTCATTGGTGTTCTCCTTAGTCAAATCCCGGTGTGTATTTCTTAGCCTTCGGCGCGGACTGGCTTTCTTGGTAGGCAATCATGTCTGCAGGAGCTGCAGAGACGAATCGCTGGTATTTCCCTTGGAACTGCAGGACACAAGATCCCGGGCTGGCATGACGCACCTTTGCCACATCCCAAGTGGTAATCCCGCTACGCCCGCGCTCGTCATCACCACGACTGCCAAGGATCACAATGTCGGCATCCTGTTCGATCTCGCCAGAATCTCTCAGGTCAGACATGCGCGGCTTGGATTCACCTGCAGCACGAGACTCGGAGGCCCGGTTGAATTGAGCCAGCACTACAATCGGAATGTTCAACTCCTTTGCCAGCGCCTTGAAGCCCCGGGTGAACGATCCAATCTCTTGGCTGCGAGTGCCGAACCGATCTTCCTTGTCTGCGCGGATCAGGGTCAGATAGTCGACAACGATCAAATGAAGCGGCTTGGCGCGATGCTGGAATCTGGCGATGTTGCAGATCCTGCTGAATGTCAGCGAACCTTTGTCGCAGATTCGAACATCAGAGTGCTTTAGCATCTCGACCGCCACCGTGAACGCATTCCATGGGTCATCAGTAGACTTTCCGCCGGTATCAATCCATCCCTTGTCTACTCCGCCTGCTGCAGCCAAGGCACGCTTAACCAGCTCCGCCCCGGGCATCTCGAGCGAGAAGATCAGCGACGACTTTCCTTCCTTGCTTGAGATTCGGTCGGCAAGGTTTGTGCCGAGAACGGTTTTCCCGGTTCCGGGCTTACCCGCGATGATTACAAGGTTGCCCGGGCGAAGCCCCTTTACGATGCCGTCCAAGTCGGCCAAGCCAAAGTCCAGCCCTATCTCGAGACGACCATTAAGCCGGTCATCCATCTCGTTGATAACGCCTTCCAGCATGTCACGATAATGCCGAACGTCCGGCACATCCTCGTTAACAGATAGATCGAATAGGGATTGCTGCGCCTCGGCTACCTGAGCTGGCAGCGATCCTTTGCTGCAGGCCAACTCCATGATTCTCTGGCCAGCCATGTACAGGCGCCGTGCAACCGACCTCTCAACCACGATCTTGGCGTATGGGATGGCATTCGCCGCGCTTGGGATATTCCGGCTGATAGTCGCAGCCATGATTATCGTCTGATCACCGCTTGGCATGATCTCCAAAACTTCTGACAGGGTGATCGGATCAGGGCTAATCCCTTTCGAGTGAGTAGATAGGATCAGCGTGTACATCATGGCAGTGTCGTTATCACTGAAATCGGACGCGCTCAAGAACGCGCCGACTTCTTCACACAGGTCAGGCCGGATCATCAGGGCGCCAAGCACCCCGTGTTCCGCCTCGGTTGATACAAGGTCACGCTGGCTCATTAGCAAAAACTCCCTCTAGCTTCATCTCGTCAATTATCCGGTCAACAGAATCTGGCCTGGTCACAAACTCGAGGCTGGCTTTCCACTTCCCTGTTTCTCCGCGCCAATGGGGATCGCGAAGACACCAAGTGAAGTAGTCCGCCCAAAATTGACCGCTCTGGAAAACCAGCTTGCCATTGACTGATCTTGCCCAGCATTTTGTGATGTTCTTTCTTCGGGCTTCGGTTATGTCATGAGCCCCTTTGAATACACCTCCGCAAACTTCTTTGTAGATCTCAAGAATCCTTTCAAACGCAGGTTCTTTCCTTTCCCGTTTTGGCACAGACGGAGCCGGAGGCGACAAGTGTTTTTGATCTTGATCTTCAATAGGTGAAGGTGAAGGTGAAGGGCAATCCTCAAGCATATACTCAGGCATTGCTTGAGGAATGCTTGGAGCATCGACACTTATCTTGTTCCATCGTGCCGCTGCCGCGTTAGCCGCTTTCTGTACGGCCTGAGCCTTCTTCTGACCTGCAGCCTGCATTTCCTTCTCAACTCGCTTGCTTGTCCACTTGCCCTCCTGTGTTGTGTCGAAGAAATTCTCAAGCACTGCCCGAGCATTGCTCCAAGCATCAACTGGCATTCTGCAGATCGCAGCCAGTTGGGCATCACTTGCTGGCAAAGCCCCGCCGTTTTTCCAGTACGCCATGATCAGCAGCAGATACGCGCCGTGCTGCTCCGTGGTCAGGTGCATGGTGTCCGACAGGTAGTCGCCGATATACAGCGGCATCCACACGTCAGGCTTGGCCATATCAGAGCCCCATATCCTTGGTCAGCCCGCGAACAAACTTATGGAACTCGACCTCATCGAAAGGCTGATGCTGTTCAACCCATTCGGCGCAGATCTGGTGGTATCTGATCCAGCGCTCTCTATCTGACATACCGCGATATTTGGCGAGCATGATCAGTCCTCCCCGAGCTTCAGCAGATCAACGACCTTCATATCCAGGGCGGTTGCGATCTGAGACAGGCGGGAGGTTGGGATCGATTCACGATTGAGCAGCAGGCTCATGTTCGATGCCGTCATTCCTACAAGCTTTGCTAGGCCTTCCTGCGTCATCTCTTTCTGAGCCAGTGCTACGCGGATGCTTTTCTTGATGTTCATGGTTACTCCTAATGCCAAGTTGTGGGAGCAACTGTAGGCGCTAGCGGAATCCATATCAAGTCCTTGCTAGTAATTTTATCCGAGAAAAACAGAAATAATCTGCTTGACGATCTGCGGGAGCGAACCTATAGTTCGTCTCACCAAGTCACAACGACTCGGCCAACCACAGACCATAAGGAATACAAATATGTTCGGTTTCGGCAAAAAGCTTTTCACCGCTAAGCGTGCAGTCAAGAAGCTGGAAAATCGTGATCTGATGCAAGCCATCGTCGGTGGCTGCCTGCTGGTAGCTGCGGCAGACGGCGAGATCAGCAAGAACGAAGCGGCCCAGATCGATATCCAGATCCGCGCCAACAAGGCACTGGAGCACTTCGGCCCTGAAATCACCGCAACCGTGAACCAGTTCACTGAGCAGCTTCAGGCCGGCTTCCGTCTCGGCCGCATGAACATCATGCGTGAGATCGCCGACATCAAGAACAACCCACTCGACGCCGAAGAAGTCTTCGTCAACATGCTCACCGTGGCAGAAGGCGACGGCAACATCAGCCCGGACGAACTGAAAGTGCTGGTGGAAATCGGCAACCAGCTCGGCCTGCGCGTCAAAGACTTCGGTCTTGAAGCTTAAGGTCTGGATCGGCATCGCGGTCGTGAGCGCTCTTGCGCTCTCGGCAGCGAGTAACTGGACCGGTTGCGCATGGTTCGGCTATCAGACCGACAGGACAACGCGCTACGCAATGGGGGTCGGATGCTTGGTGAAGATGCCTACGGGCTGGACGCCAAGGTCTGAGATTCGAACAGAGCAGTAAACCAACCTGAGGCCAAGCCCATGATTTACCTACTAGCGTTTATCGACTGGATTCTTGGCATCGAGCAACAGGACGAAGACCAATGAACCGCCGACTGATGAAAGGACTCACCACGGTCGACATGTCGGCAGGTTATGTGCGCTTCGTCGAACCACACTTTGTAATCGAGCAGTACTACATGCTTGGCGACCACGGGGCGTATTGCCCGATTCAGTTCCGATAAACGAGGAAAGACCAATGGCTGTGCAAACTTTCACGCTGTACATCTGCAAACATATCGGCGAATTCAGTCGGGGCCGCGTCTCCGTGAATGACTTCGACATGTCCAAGTCAATCGGTAATCGACCGTCTGACTATGTTCTTCTCGGAAAGATTGAGCAGGAGATCGATGTTCCAGAAATCGATACCACTCCGCTTCAGGTTCAGGCGATCGAAGACGCGATTCAGTCAGAGCGTGCAGAGAGTCAAGTCCGCGTCAACATCCTGCTGGACCGCCTGAGCAAGCTCAAAGCGATCGGCCACGATGCTCCGGTTAACGCTTAACCTAACCGCCCACCTGCTGATCGCCGCGCACGTCACGGCGGCGGTCATCGCTCTCTACGTTGAAGGGGTAATTTGAAATGAACCTGAAAGATCTTGCTGTGAAGCATGCGTACTACTGCAACCTCGGGAACTACTACTCCAATGAGTGCGTTTTCTCGTACGCGACATTCAAGGAATTTCTCGATGAGATGGGTGATGCCGATCTTGATTACAATCTTCTTTTCCGCTTCGACATCAAGGAGCACGACAAGGACGGCTATGAAGAAGGCGAGGCGCCAGAAGGCTTTTATGCAGAATTCTTCCATATGCAACAACGTAAAGGCCGCTTTGTTGCATCTGAAATCAAGGTCATCACCGAGGAAGATGTTCCGCTGATCTTGGCCTACCTTGAACCACGCTATGAATACCTGAAGTCCCTGTGGGAGCCGCTGAAATGAACATCCCAATCATCGCCAGCAGCTTTGCCGGTATCGCTGATGCGCTTTATGCGATGGGGTTTGAGCTTGGACAAGTCATCCCGTGGAATCGCTCTCCAATGCGTATAGACGGCATCTGGCACGCCGAGGTTCACCATGGGTAAGTCTTTGTTCTGGTCAGCGGCTGCGATTGCGCTGCTGTGTGTGATGGCGAAATTGAGGATGTTCGGATGAGCTTGTTTCAATGTGAGGAGTGTGGATGCTGCGATAACACATCAACCAGCGGCTACTGGTTCCGCGACGACAAAGGGAATCCATGCAATGGCCGCAAACTCTGTGCCGCATGCGATCCAAGTATCGGTAAATGGCACGACGTTTTCCCTCGCCGATTCCTTCCAAAGGGGGCTTTCCATACCAATCAGCGCGGGAACCTTGAGCATACCGAAACAGGCAGAGAAGACTTCCGCGAATTCGCGATTGAGCCAAAGCCATGAAGCCGCTCAACCACATATACATCGGCTCGCCCCCAGTCCCCGGCGACCAATCACCGCTCATGCGCTGCCACAACTGCCAGCGCCTGAACACGCAAGACGACTACCGGCCTGACGGGGAGTGTCCGAACTGCAAAGCGCCGTACAAATCGAACGGATCGGAGGAAGACTGAAATGAGCAATAAGCCAGACTGGGCTGACGCACCGGAATGGGCTAAATACTTGGCTCAGGACAAAGACGGCGAATGGAATTGGTTTGAATTCTTGCCGGATCAATGCAGCAAAAGCTGGGATCTAGCGCGATGTGTTGGGCGATCAGAGAAAGCAACAAAAGAGGCGTGGACTCTGACATTGGAATCGCGGTGATGAACAAGATTATCTACCTAGCCGCCTGCTGGCCGCTAGTCGGAGTTGGAATAACTATCGTCATCTGCTGCCTGGTTTGTCGGGCGAAGCGTGGGGAGATTGAAGAGTGAATACCTGGATCGATTGCAACGAACGGCTGCCACCCATTGATGTCAATGCGCCGAAGTATGCGCAACGGATACGGGTGATCGCCAGAAAGCCCGGATACGTCGGCGAACTCACCTATGGCCGCAATGCCTACGCCAAGACCGAAGAAGGGCGACAGCCCCACTGGCAGGAATCCAGCGGACGGCCTTCGGTCTGGATTCCAACCCACTGGCAACTGATGCCAGCCGAGCCAACCACCGCACCGATTATCGAATGAGGGAGATTTTGGAATGATTTCTATCGGACAAGAGTACAAAGAACGCTACGAAGACGCAGAACGAAAGCTCGCTGCTTTGCGGGAAGAGCTGGCGACCATGACAGCGGATCGCAACGCCGAAAAAGACATGAAGGCAACTGCCAGAATGCAGCGCGACAAAGTGACAAAGCGCCTTGCGGACGCCGAGCTGCGGAATGCGGAGCTTCAGAAAGACAAGGACCGTCTTGATGCGCTGGAGCAGAATTTTTGGGATGTCCGGCATGGCAGCCACCCAATCGCAGACACTGGCGATAGCAGTATCTCTTTGGAAATCGTCGGCCATTGGATGGACAAACCATTCGAGCGGGTGATCGGCGAGAACTACAGCGAGGATCTGCGCGCCGCGATTGATCAGGCTATGGCTTCACCGGCATACCCACCTGAAAGACCCGAATATCCAGAAATCGACGCCGCCCTCACCCCCAATCCAGAGGCCGCAAGCCATGACGAGTAAATTACTGCCGTGCCCGCTCTGCGGAAACCAAGACGTTCACACATCGACTACTGGCGGTGGCGATGAGCGATACGGCTACAACTTCACCGCCGTTGTCCGCTGCAAGAAATGCGGCTGCCAGAAATCAATTGGGAGCAGCCACGATAAAAACGGATGGTGCACCGAAAGCCCAGAAAAGGTAACCGCAAGGGCTGCCGACGACTGGAACACTCGCACAGCCCCGCTATCGCCCGACCATTCTGGTGGCGGCGCCGGGGCGGCAGCGGATTTGAATGACGCTGAGGAATTTGAAAAGTGGTGGAGGACTACGCCGGTCTTGCGCAAAGGAAAGCTCCAGATAGCGCAAGAAGCTTGGAAGGCCCGCGCC